TAATTAAAATATCTTCTCTTTGCTTTTAACGAAGAAAGCCGATACAAGTTTCATAAGATTTTTTTTGAATTCTTGTTCTTCTTTTTGATTAATAAGCCAAAGTGCCTCTCTTATAAGTTCTTCTATAATATCTTCTACCATTAGTATAGCCAATACTTGAAAATCTTTAATACTATATTGTCCAAATTTGGATATTACAGAATAAAATCTTGCAAGTAATATTCTATCTTTAGCTTCTGACATAGTTTTTGGGTAATCTAAGGTAAATTCTTTGATAGTAAACTCTTGTTTTTTATGACTCCTTTTACTTTTTTCCTCAAATTGTTTACCCTTATGTTTTATGATTATTCTTTTACCACCATTATTACAAGAATCATTACCCCATAGTTTTAAAACATGTCCTTCTCTGATATTACCATTTATAATATTAAGTTCTTTTACATCACATGCAAATTCATTATATCCTAAAGAATCTTTTTCAAGATTTTCCATAGAATATTTTATTGCATCATTTAAGTTGTTACATAGAAACAGTATAGGTGCTGTTGGATATTGCATTTGGTATCCGATATCCGTTACTATTGTATGGGAAAAATAATATCCTAATGGTATATTGGTTTCTATTTCTTCTTGATTTCTATTGAGTTGCTTACTTGGATTATTAAATTTAGTAATACCGAATATATCGTATACAATAAAATCAATTAAACCATCTTGTAAATATTTCACTCTTTTAAATATTGGTGTACCAACTAATTCTCCATAAAAAATAATTCCTTCTAAATCTGAATATCTACCAAATATTTCATTGGCTGCATTACTTAATTTAGCTTCATATTTTTTACGAATAACTGTATTTGCTTTAAAATGACTTGTCTCTTCTTGCTCACTATAAAGAAAATCATTTCTTCTGCCTATCTTCATATTAAAATCTTTATCAAATGTAACACTTGTATTAGAGCCATCAAATTTTTCAAGTACTACCCATGGTTTGTTTTGTTCAGAAGAGAATCTTTCCAATAATTTATTGGTCAGATTATCTATGCTGTTATATTTCCTAAATTTCATAAGTACTCCTTATATACTTGTTTCAAAACCAATCCATTAGAACAAGCTAATTCTAAAAGCACATAACAGTCCCCTAAATACATTATGTGCCTTAGAATAGCTGTTTTTGACGGCTTGGATTAAACCTTATCCTCTCTTACTAACCTATGGGAATGTTGCCATACACATTTTAAGGGACCAAAAATTTGTCCATCTGTATTTTTGTGCATATTAATAACTCGTTCTGGTTTAGCAGGATCTCCTGTTATTGAAATAAACTTAAATGAACTATTTTCTATACTTCCACTACCTTTACCACTGGTTAGATCTATCTTGCGTTCTTTGGCTGCTTCTCTATTAACCTGTGTTACTAACACAATAATAATACCTAATCGCGATGCCATGTTTCTCAAAGCTGTCATATTTTCTGTTAAAGCGTATGCTTCTGAATTACGTTTCTTATCTATCAAATCTAAATAATCTATCATAACAATAGATGGGTGTGTGTCTTGGACTAAAGCTTCAATTTTAGCTACATCCATTTGTGTTTCTACGATAGATATGTGTTGTAGGTAAGCATTCACTTCTGGTGGTATTCCTTTGCGTGACATTTCTAATACACCAGCTTTGTCTTTACCTGTTACAATCTGTAGGTTTCTTCTATGAATTAACCATCCTGGAACTTCTAATGAAAGATATAAAGTTGGTAATCTTTTTATGTCTAACATTTTATTTTCACTAATAGAAAATCCTATTGCTATAATTTGTGTAAGTGATGTCTTATTACCACCTGTAATTCCTGCTATTGTAACAAGTTCACCTCCGTTAGCATCAATATCTAAATCTGGATAACCAAATATTTTAGATAACTCCAACTTATTCTTAACTCCACTTGTTTGTGCTTTAACTTTTAACTCCTTTGTTAAATCATTAACATCATATATTTGTATCTCTGAATAGTCATGACGGTTCTTATAGAATATACACTTACTACGACAGAATTTCTTTAGAAATGTGTCATTACAACCATATCTATAAGGTTTTCTATAAGCATATTTTACATAATACTCTATTGCTTCTTCATTGCTTCTACTCGGATCTAATGCTGTATGATTACCCTGTTTAAACCATGCCTGCATTGCTGCTACGGTTAAATTACAAGGTATACCATTTTTTTTGAAATGTGAAGCAATACGCAATATTGTCTCATGTCTTGAACCATCTACGGGCCCACGACACATTAATGTATGTATGCATGTTGCGATTCTATCAAGTGGTACAAACTCATCATTTCTATCTTTGATTGATTGTGAAAAATCATTGATTTGTTTATTAGGTATTGAGCTATCTACAAACGCAGATAAATCTATATTAGATACCAATACGTTTTCTTCTTCTTCTATTTTTTTTTCTGCTTTTCTCATGATTTCTTGATATGGATCCATCTTAAAATCATCTATTTGTAGTGGTACTTTGTATCTACCTGATTTTTTATTAAGAGAATAACATGATCTTATTAGACCTTGTTTGTGATATATATGACAATCAATTAAGTCGCCAAATATTTTACTTATTGTTTCTTTAACGATTTTAGCAAGCATTGGTGAAGGTTTGAATTTAAATGCTTTGGCAGTTATATAAATATGATACCCAGTACCACTATAATAAACTCTATAACCCTGTTCATCAAAACCTAATTGTTCCACCTTTGCTAACACTTTTCTTGCCTTTGTTAATACTTCTTCGTCTGAGTCATTGCCTTTATCTATATCAATAGGAATTTCATCTATATATAAATCATATTTATAGTCTGATACTAATTTGCCATTTTTGATGCAATCTAATATTCGTTGATCAAATTGAAATATAGTTTGGTAAACCGCTGAATGTTGATTAAATTGCACTATTTTATTTATATTATCATATAGTACTACTCTTTTACGATTGGCTGCTGCTCCAATAGCATATTCTACATACATTTGCATTTTATCCTCCTTACAGCAAATACTAAATTAATCTTTATTTTTCATATGGTTTACAATATATATTAAAATCAAAAAAAATATTACCACTATTAATACAATAGATACTATGCTGGATAAAGGATTGGCATTCACTTGGGATACAAACATATTAGAATGGTTGTCCAGATGCTTTTGTTGTTACAGGTGTTGATGGATCATTTTCAAAGAAGTTATTTTTTGATAGCATAAAATTAACAAAATTTACGGCTTCTGCCTCTTTTTCATTAGCAGCAATAAGTTGTGTTTTCAAAAATGATTTGCCAGAAGTTTTACTTGGTTTTGTATATGCCAAATAGGCTATATAATTACCTGTTAAAACATCTCTAAGATAGCCAGCTATGTCATTTATAATTTTACCATTTTCATCTTCAAATTCACCCTTTTCATTAAAACCAACCATAGGCTTAATATTAAGAAAATCCATAAATCTTGTCCATCTTGTAATGAGGAAATTATTTTCTGCCACTATATTACCATGTTCATCAAATACATGATTTCCTTCAAGATAACAAAATCTTTCTATTCCATTAAAATCTAATATGAATTTTAGCGTAAAAGTTGCATATTGATTGGTTCCGCTTTCGTCTATTAAATCGATGATGTCACATGCATGGTATCCTGGTGTTAAAAATGCTTTCTTTTCTGGTTGAATTAACATATTGTTTTCTCCTTATTTGTTTGTGTTTGTTTTTTCTTGTTCTACCATATATTTATCATATTCTGCACAAATTGTATGATAATCAAATGGTAATTCTTTTTGTGATAATGCTTTGATCCTACTTCCAAATTGTTTTTCTTCTGACGACTTAAATTTGATAATAAATTCACCTTGTTTATTTACTTGTGTAAAACCTATTAAATCTGCTTTACTACAAATAGCAGATGACATGCCTGATGGCAATACGGTAGTTTGTTGCTTAATTCCATTCATATCACTTGATATTTTGGAATGAGCTATCAATATAAGTGTTTTATTATGAGCTTCACATAATCGTATAAAATTCATAATCATAGCCATCATTTTGGTTTTTGCTTTTCCATAATCAGCACCAAAACCAGCTTCACCCATAGAAGATATATTTAATTCTTGCTTTACAAGCTCTTCAATAAGGTTATTAGCATCATCGAGTGTATCAATAATATAACCTTCGTATGGTAAGGTTGCCATTGATTCTTGCAACCATTCATATGCTTCTGTTAAAGCATATACTGGCAAAGATTGTCCAGTCTTTACAGCATTGGTATCAAAATAGCCTCTCTCGTTTGGTGGTATAACTTCTGTTTGTAATTTGCCACCAGAGTCAATAATTTGTTTGCCTTTTGATACTTTGTTTCGAGTTGGTGGATAAAAATATCTAATTTGTATATTATTAGCACCTTTGATAAATTTAGTTCCATTTTCACAATCAAGCACTAACATTTTACCATCATTCCATTTTATAGCATTAGTAGTCTTTCCACTTTTAGGCATACCAGTTACTAATATTGTAATAGATTTTGGAAATGTTTTTTGTTCCTCGGTTACATTTACATTAATATGCATCTAATCTCCCTTAATTAATGTTGGTTAAAAATAAAAAGAAAGAGCAAGGAATAAATCCTCACTCTTTCTTGCTTTAGCTATTGAGCTTTTTATTATAAACAGGCTTAGTTAGCCTTTAATTCCTTAACACCATAATATGTAACTCCATCTTCCAAGACTTCTGAGTCTGTTACAGTAATTCCACCAGTTCTTTTCATGGTATAACCACT